ATCTCAATTAGAATAAGAACGGGGCTTGCTGATTTGAAGAATCCCGTGGTTGAGGTTCTTCATTGCCACTTGTCAGACCAAGCCCCTAATATTACAGATCTGCAACAAATAATTAATCTTATTGACATTATCTAATAATCTTATTAAGATTAGAACGTAATCAACCACGACTTACAAATGACCGTTACTCAAACAACAACTGAAGCCCAAATTCTTGAATGGACTGAGCAGCTTTGTGAAGCACTTGCAGAAAACTACAAGCGTTACCACTTAAGAAGCATGAAGGCCATGAACCAAGAAAGAGCGACAGAATACACAAGCAATGAAATCAAAGCAGTAGAAAACGGAACAGCCAAGTTAATGAGGTTTCGTATTCAGCCTGGTAAAAAGTATCTAAAAATTATTGCTCAAGAATTTGATACTTACAACGACATCAACGAGTACAGAGATGGAAGCGTTCATGCTTTTGTTGACAAGCAAACAGGTGAAATCTATAAGCCTGCTGGATGGAAAGCACCAGCAAAGCACGTTAGATATGACTTGAGAGAGCAAAAAAGCAGAGAGTTCGTTTTAAATCCTGACAATGTAGGTTGGAGCGGCGGCTGGCTTTATATGAAATAAGTCAAAAGACAACAGACCCGAAAGGGTCTTTTTTTTGCCTTGTAATAATCAGCTAATCTTATTGACATTATGCACTAATGTTATTAAGATTAAATCAGTTACACATCAACCACATGTCTTGCCCAGTTGAATCAGATTTAAACCGCCACATGGACCAGCTTGAAATACAAGCAAAAGAAGAAAAACATGCGGAGGAAAATCCTAGTTACTACTGGTTCATCACAACCAACAAATGGGAGGAACATGCTTATTCAGAAGATGAGAAAAAGAAACTCATCAAAGCAGCCAAAAAAGAAAACCTTATTTGGAGCTGCACTAAGCACACAGTAGGCTTGAACTACTAAACAAAACACCAAAACCTGAGAGGCAATAGCTTTTCAGGTTTTTTATTATATTATTAAGATTAACAGGAGCTGATTATGCCAAACAAAGCAAGAGGGTCTGAACTCTGGAGCGAAATACTACAAACCAGTGTTACACCAGAAATAAAAAACAAAGTTAATCAATTAGCTGTAGCTGCTGGTGTAAGCAATAGCGAAATTGTCAGAGGTCTAATTGATCAGGCTTTGACAGAAGATTGATCAATGATTGCTTCTAATCGTTTTACTTGAAGGGCTAAACGATCACCCCGTTCAATTGCTTCTGCTGCAATTTGGAAAGGGTCTACTCCATAACATTGGAGATCTTTTTTTATTTGTTGAGTCCTAGTGGTCATTGGCAAACGCCTCTGAGCTTCAGGTCAAGCTAATTATACACATTGTTGCAAACCCCTTTTAAAACAAGATAACTTTTTTTATCAGTTAATCCTATTGACATTAAAACTGTATGTAGCATAATTAGTACGTTCATTACTCAAACCAACCACAGACCTAATACAAAATGCCTGCAAACTCCACCCGAATTGCACCCGAACTGATAAAGGCATGTGAAGCCAAAAAACCATCATGGCTGTCCACCACAAGCTTTGTTAACGAAATGATCTCTAAGGGACTTGCAACCCTTGACGCATGTGATACCCTTAAAGTACCGAACGAAAGAGAGAGAGAAACAAAAAAAAGTGAAGGTACTTTATCTAATACAAAGAGAGTACCTAATAGTATAAATAAGGAGAAAGAAAATTTTAAAAAAACGAGGTTTAAATTTAGTCCAGATTTAATTCCTTTTGAACTTGTCTCTTTATCTAGTTTGATCGTTGATTTCTGGCACTCAAAGAAAGGGAAAAAGACAGAGGCAGCTTTTGATTTGCTGATGGGTGAAAAAGGTTTAATAGGGATAAAAAAGAAATATGGTGAAGATGCAGTCAAAGATCAAATCACTTTGGCAATTGCTAATGAGTGGCAAAGCATCACCTTGCAAAACTACGAAACTTTTGCCAAAACAAAAACAACTTCATGGAATCCTGAACCAACAACAAGACACCCCGCACAACGGGTATTCACCGCTTCCAAGGGGTTTGAATAATGGAACCTTTATACAACAGAGCCTCAATCATAAAACTGCTTAAACGGGGGCTTACAACCCCAAATCCATCAAACCCAAGCAAGCCTATGTGGACGTTGGAAGATTTAGACCAACTAAGCCCTGGTGCTCAAAGATGTATTGATGATGCAAATTCAAACCTTGCCATCTTCCCAAGAGGATATGAAGGTGTCAGATTTAGGAACTTAGCAAGAGAAGCAACCCCACCTTCTGAATCGGTGGAAATAATCGACCCGAAAGATTTGGCAACCTAAAAAATGAGCTATTACAACACCACAGAAGAAACAGGTTCAGAACTTGCTGAATCTCATGCAAAAGCTAAAACACAAGAGAAAAAAATACTTTTGTGTTTTCACGATCAAGGAAACCCATTAAGTGCTTCTGTTATTTGCAAAATGCTTAATGACGCTTATCCGATCACTTCAATTAGAAGAGCTTTAACGGATATGACAAACCAAGGCGATCTAGAGAAAACAGATAAAAAAGTTATGGGCCGATATGGAAAAAAAGAACATCAATGGCAATTAAGAACAGACAAAAACAACCAATTCAATCTGTTTAACAAATGAAAAACAATTTAAAAACCATAAAGCTCAATGCTTTATTCAAAAAACAAGAATCTGAAGAACTCAGAAACAAATGGAAACTTTTGACCGAAGAAGATCCAATTGAAAAGGAGCTTGCTTTAAGTAAATATATAAACTCAAAAAATGAATATTTAGATTTAATCCAACAGATTCAGGATTTTAAAGAATGAAATATCAAGAACTAAGCAACAACGCAAGCTTGCACCGTGACCCACCTTGGAGTCATTTAAAGCTTGATCCTCTTCCCATGTATCGGGATGAAGAACGCCACCAATATTGTTGGGAGCCAACAGGTGAATGGTTGGCTTTTTTTACAACACAAATTGCAAGTAGAAAGAGTCCAGAAGCTTTAGCAAACATTGAAAGATATAGACATATCTGGCAGCCCAGAGGTGAAAAAGTGCATTGGTGTTTACAGCAAAGAATGTTGGGTGAAAAAAATCCAGATGCAGGTGATTATGAAGAATGGGTTACTCCACTTTTAGAAAATGAATATTGGTCTACCTTCGAGCCTTGGGCTGTTGAATATATGCTGGCTGATTTAGAAAAATCAGTAGGTGGGCAATTTGATCTTTTGGGTTATGACCACACATTGCAAAAATTAGTTTTAATTGATTTAAAAACGCAATCAAAGAAAAACGCCAGACCTTATTCAACAGATGCTCAATTAGGAAGTTACGTTGACGCACTCGCAAACCATCATGGAATTGTTGTTGATAGTTGTAGAACAGTTTGGGCAAGGCCAGGGAAATGTGTTTTTGGAGAAGAGCAAGACCCTTTAACTTGTCGATTGAAATGGAAAGAAGCTTGGGAAGCTTTTGAAGAAAAGGTTGAAGTTTTTTAATGGATAAAATTTTTATTCCTGTTCGAGGTCTTCCAGCTCCACAAGGAAGCAAGAGACATATTGGTCATGGAATTATGATTGAGAACAGCAAGAAAGTTAAACCTTGGCGGCAAGATGTTCGAGCTGCTGCCATAGATCATTACGAAGGATTAGTAATTGGTAGAGCTGTAGAAATAGAAATTGTGTTTTTATTTGCTAGACCAAAAAGTCATTTTGGAACAGGAAAAAATGCAAACAAATTAAAACAAAAAGCACCTGAGTTTGTAACAAGTTCACAAACAGGAGACATAGACAAATTATGTAGATCAACTTTAGATGGATTATCAGCGAAGGCAGGAGGAACTGTTATCAAGGATGACAGCTTGGTGGTATCATTAAAGGCCATTAAAAGATATGCAAAGGAAGATGAACTATTGGGAGCAAACATTTTTATAACACCTTTTGCTTTATCTTATTGACAATAAGTATTTAGCTTATTAAGATTAAATAGCAAATATCAACCACCCATGGCACAGAAAAACAAGACTCTCTATGAGTCACTTCTAAACTTTCAAAAACAACTCCCTGATATTAAAAAAGACAAGACAGCAGGGATGGGTAAATTTCAATATAAATATTGCTCATTAGAAAATTTAATTTCATCAATTCAACCTGTTCTACATGCTAATGGTTTGATTCTTATTCAGCCTCAAGCTTATAACGATCATGGTCAAACTTTAATTGTTACCCGTTTGATTCATGTTGAGTCTGGAGAAGAGATAAAAAGCGAACTGCCTCTTTTTCTGCCTGAAAATATGGGTGCAAAACCTATGTTTGCATGGGGTGGAAGTCAAACCTACTCAAGACGATATGCAATAAAAATGTTGCTTGGAATTGAACCAGATATGGATACTAACACTGAGCAAGACACAGAACTAGGTGATGTAAAAGAGCTATCACCAAAAAAAACAGGCATTAGCAGAACACCAACCAGACCAGATTCACAAGTGAAGAAAGTAGAGCAAAAAAAGAATGATTTTATGACTCCAGCAGCTAAAGCAGAAATTGGTAGCAAGATTTCAGCATTAGATGATTTAAAAAAGAAAAAGGTGTTAAGTGCTTTTAAACAGGAGTTCAACATCTCGGCTGATTCAATTTCGCCACAACACATAACACTTGCTTCACATGGTCAATTTTTGCAGCAAGCTATTGAAAAATTAGCTTGAGCAAATGACACCAGAAGCAATTGAACATGCTGCTCAGCAAGTTCTACTTCAACTAAAAAACCGCAATTTACTTAATCAAAAAAATGCCAAGAAACGAGTACAAATTTCAACCTGCTCTCCCTCATCCAATCAAGTGGACAGTAGGCGAAAATAGCTATGACGAAGATGGAAAATTTCCTCAGCAGTTAGCATTAGCAATTCCTGTAGCTTCTATTTCTGCCTTTTGTGATTATCTAATGTCTTTAGGTGATACAACTGACAAAATCAAAAAAGGTAAGGTTTGGGATTTCAAAAATAATGAAGAGGTTCAAGTTGATGTGGTTTGGTTAAATGCTAAAGGCAAAGAAGGCCAATATGGATCTTTTGGAAACATCAATCCACAAAAGACCGAAGCACAGCTTCAATCTCAGGATTTGAGGAGATCTTCTTCTGAGGAAATACCTTTTTAAGTAAACGCTGCCAACAAGATCTAGAGTTTTGCATTTCCATGTGAACTAATTTTCCTTCTAGATCTCCAATCCTTCCAAGACAATTTTTTAAAATTTCGTCTTTATACCAATTCTGTCGCCATAAAGAAGCACATAAATTTGCTGTCTCTTGATGATCGTCAGAAAGTAAAATAGCCCTCTCTTCTAGTTCGAGTTTTAACTCCTGCTCAAGAGAGGGTTCAACTATTAACCAATCAACTAACTTATTAATTGTCATGTATAAAACCGAATGGATTAAAGAAGATAATCAACGAGTTGAAAATATGAATCGCTGGTACAAGCTTGATGGAAGAGAAAAAAAGACTCACAAATTTCATGCCCTTTACACAGGTTTATATGCGATCAGCAAAAGGCTTGAACTAGAAGACAGGATTGCAAAAGCTTACGAAGCTAATCTAAAAAAAATCCCGCTATGGGTAAGGCGGGATTAGTTCCATTCCTCTTAATCGCAGATCTAATTCAGATCCACTTAAAAATTAGCTAAGTTTTATCCATAGTGCCAACAATTCATTTTTGTTTTTCCCAGTGTTTAATCAATATTTCTAACTCCTTAATTCTGGCTTTAGCTGCTGCTATCTTTTCCTCCATCCATTTGGGTCACGTCTTGCCGTAAGCGTAGCAATTTCCTTATCAATAGCATTTAAACGATGGAATATTTCACGTATATCTCTTTGCCTTTTGTTCGTTTGGTTCGCTAAAACCATTAACGCTCCAGAAATAGCTGCCCCTATCAGTGCTGCTAGTAGTTCTTGAGGCATATCGGACTATTCTTGTGTAGTCTTAGCTTATCTTTACCTCTGTCTTAATGGAAGAACAGGAAGAGAAAAAAGAACAGGATCGCGAATGGCTTGGCGATTTAGTCAAATTGATCGTGTTGATTTGGAGCGCATCGCTGTTAACTTTTTCGTACGTCCGTTTGCCAAATGGTCAGAAAATTCTTGATTTCGATCCCACGTTCATAGCTTCGGTGTTTTCTGGAAGTTTAGCTGCATTTGGCCTTGCCCCTTCTAAGAATGGCGGCGGTAAGATAGGGCCACAAAAGGCTCCTCCTATACCAAACAAAGACAGAATAGATCCTATAACAGGCAAGAAGGTAGATCCAAGTGGAAAATTGATCCCATGAAGAAACTTTTCTTGCTGCTATTCCTAGCAGCCCCTTCTGCTTACGCAGATATGACACATAACATCACAACTTCAACTCAGTTGACAGTTAATGGAGCCTATACAGATTCAAACCGTATAGGCAGTACTTATGCAGTCTCAGGTTCCAATATTAAAGTTGCTACTGATGCTCATTTCGGAAAGTTAACTGCTGGTACTGCTACTACAGCAGCAACACTTGATGTCGGAGCGTATGACGTGAATACTGCTGGGTCGGCTTTCTCCTTCTCAGAAAGTTGGACTCAAGGTGATGCTACAAATCCAATAGGATCAGGAGTTGATGTGACTTCAGGTGTGGTGGCAGACATGCCAGCGTACGGTGAAGTTTTAACGATGTCGGGCGGTGTGGCAGGTTCACTCGCAGGGACCATTAATTCTGCGGGAGTTGTGACTCTTACGGCTGGAGGGGCGAACACTTCTGCGGTGGGTTCAGTAGTAACGAGTCTGACGGTGAAGTAATGCACGTTCCTCTTATTGTTGCTGCTATTGCTGTCGTTATCCTTGTTGGGTTTAATTTTTTAATGTGGAAGCACTACATGGATATACATAGATAATGAAAAGCCTTTTATCATTATTTTTATTCTTTTTTACACCTTCTTATGCTGTCCCCGTCGTACCAAACTTCTCGTCTGGAACCATGTCAGCCGTTACACGGACCACACAAAACATCACTGAAACTATTGTTTCTACTGATTACAACACTGGGCATACTTATACGATCAATGGAACGAATCTTTCTATTGACGGCTCAACTCTTTCACCTCCACCAACAACGATCAATGAAACAATAAATGGAACGAGTTATACATGGACAGGAGCAGATTTAAACCAGAAGCCAAACGTCACGATTGCAAATCCAGGTCAGGCGTTTCAATACGCAGAAAGTTACATTGGCCCTGGTCTTCAGAACGTAACAACAATCAACCGCACAACAATACTAGAAAGCACAACAGAAACTACTTCAGTTTTCTCGCAATAATATTATTTAGTGGATCAAACGCATTAGCTAATACTTCACAAACAGCAGCCCCCGTAGCAAATACAAGTGCATCGCTAACTAATATGGCGATCCAGACATTACAAGGAAATCTTATACAAAACCAATATGGAGGTGGTGTTGTTTGTCAGGGACCAATGTTGACATTTTCTCCTTTTATAACTGACTCACATTCGTTCCAAAAACCTAGAGAATATTGGTACGACTCCCCAGTCTACAGCGACGAAGGAGACATTTTATATCATCAAAGAACAAGGACAGGACACAAGGATAATTTCTCACTTAATGTCGGAGCAAGTTTAACTTTTTCCATGCCACTTGATAAAAGATTTCAAGAGCGTTGTTTAAGAAATGCAAAGCTACAAGGAGAACATCAACAGCAACTAATTGATAATAAAAAACTAGATTGGCATATAGCAAGATTACGTGAATGTGGAAAATTAAAACTACAAGGAATTGAATTTGCCACAGATTCTCCTTACTTTAATCTCTGTGAAGACATCGTAGTGAAACCTAAAATGGGCCAAGTCTTACCACATCGACACCTTATTTCCTCGCCTCCCTCTGAGCCTTCCTCCTCTCAGAAATAGATAACACCTTATCTTTCTTTAGTAGCTTCTTTACCTTCTTTACTATTTGCTTGATGATGGGCTTGATTGTCTTCAACAACAGTGGAGCTGACAATGCTGCTGTAGTTGCTACGAGCGTTATTGAACCAGTTTTAACAACTTGAGGAACTGTAGGAATAGCATCAATTATCTGTTGTTGGACATTTAATTTTTTATATCTAGTTACACAACGGTTTCCTACCAATTCATACTTAATAATCTGTTTAGTACCTTCTTCTACTTTTGTTCCAATCTCAGGCGCACCATCGGGAGGACACGCTTCTGGCGTTGCTTCTGGTACTTCTGCTGCTGGAGGGATTTCTGGCTCTTCGTATCTTTGAGGCTCTTCTTCTTTTATAGGTACAAGCTTATGAGGCTCGTAATTCATAGGCTCATAACTTGGTGTCTGTGCAGGACACAGAATCAAATTGCCATCTGGGTCGTTATTTAATAAAGCATCATTTTCATTACCTCGCCTTGCTTTAACACAAGGCATTTCAATCACTGGGAATCCTATCGGTACATTGATTGGTACGTTTGGAGGATTAACAACAGGTGCTTGTATTAAATATGTTTTGATTTCAATCGAAGGAATTTCAATTTTAGGAATCAATTTCTATCTCTATAAGCCCTCGTCTTACATGCACCAGAACAATAAATTTTACGTTGCTCTTTTGTAAAAAACTTATCCCCACAATGAGGACAACTCTTAAGCATGGACCCCATAGATCCCACGCATTTGTAGATCTTATTATTAATTATAAGAAATTCGTCGAAATCTTTAATCATTCATACTTTGACTTAGCTAGAGCCACCGCAGTGTCCTGAGCAGTGAAATCCTCAGTGGTCCAAATAGAAGTTGTACCGTCTTCTTTCTTATACGCTTTTATAATTTCTAAATGCCTCGCGTTCCTTGACAATCCTTCTTTGTCCTCATCCGTAATTACTTCCTGAGCGCAAACATTATTTATGAAAGTGACGCTATCACCTGCATTAGTGAAGATTTTAGCGACTTCTTCAGGTGTTCTTTCAGCCATTGTTTTTAAGAGTTTCAATTTCCATTTTAAGCTCTTGTATCGCCTTGCAAAGTACGGGAATTAGCTTTCCGTAAGAAGCCTCCAGGCGTTCAGGGTCGTTATCATAAACTAAACCTAAATAATCAGCGTCATTTTCCTTTTGCGCTGTTTGAAGTTGTTGAGCAATAAAACCTGATTCAGTTGTCCCATCTTTTGTTATACCTTCTCTTGATTTCCATTTGAACTTGACAGGTTTTAATTGACTTACAAAGTCCAACCCAACAGGTAATTCTTCTATTTGTGTTTTATCTCGTTCATCAGAAAGAGAGCTAATCGTTTGAACTTGACAACGCAAGCTAGAAATATTGCTATCACCAAGTGTTATTTCATTTGAAACTGTTGCCGAACTAGCCGCTGCATCATGTCCGATTAGAATATTATTTGAACCAGTGGTAAGGTTATTCGTTCCTGTAAATCCTGCATTAGCTCCAATTAAGACGTTATCACTACCTGTAGTTATGCTATCGCCTGCTTCCTTCCCTAGAGCAACGACTGAATCTGCAGAAGTCCTCGAAGACATAGTATGGAAGCCAAGCATGACGTTATACCTACCGCTTGCATTACTCCCATATCCAGCCATCCTCCCAATCCCAACGTTGTAAGCATTTGAAAAGCTACCGCCATCAGAATGTTGACCATACGTTGCCAAGGCTTTCCAACCAATACCTACGTTTGTGTGTCCTTGGTTATATACTCCTGCTTCATACCCTACAAAAACTTGCCCTGATGCATCACTAGGTGATTGACCTGCTTTAAAACCAACGTAAGTATTATTGTAAGCTGTAGAACCACGCCCAGCCTCCGTACCAATGGCAACATTTCCACGCCAGGTAACCTCAGTTCCATCAACATTATCTCTAAGAGCTTGATAACCAATTGCAACACAATTTGTATTCACTGTTGACGCTCTTGCTGCCTCATGTCCGATTAAAACGTTCTTCTGGCCTGTAGTTAAAGCTTCTCCAGCCTCAAAGCCGTACGCACAATTCGAAGAACCAGTAGTGCAATTTTCTCCAGCATATGAGCCGTAAAACGAGTTATAGTCTGCTGTTGTGATGTCCGTTCCAGCGTCGTATCCAATTAGAGTGTTATCTGTTGCGTCGGTCCCTGTAAAAGAATTACCCGCATTAGATCCACCAACTGTATTTCGCTGTGCATCACTGGACAATCCGCCACCACCACCACCCGCAGCATCAGCCCAATACCCATAGCCATTACTATCAGCAGTTAATACTTGACCATTAGTAGCGGCTCCACCATTATCTTTTAACTCAAAATTAATACCAGGAATACTGAAATGAGTAATATTTGTATAGCCTAAAGTTATGCAATTATCACCACCAGGACCACTTTGTCCATGCCTAGCGTCGTGACCTATAACTATTGATCCAGTAGTACTTTGACAATACATGTCACCAGTTCCAATGACAGTATTTTCAGAGTCACTAGAGTTCATTAATGAAACATTTCCTATGACAATATTGTTACTACCCGTTGAGTTTGCATACGCCTGACCTAATACAATATTGTTTGATCCAGTTGTGATGTTATTACCAGCCTCGTAGGCTCCAACAATTGTATTACCCGTACCAGTTGTAAGAGATTCTGCCGCTTTCCAGCCTAAAATTGAATTTAGTTGACCGTCAACAAGAGCAATACCTGCGTTATATCCAATAGCAGTATTACGTCGATAAGTACATACCTTTCCTGCATCATATCCATAAAAAGTATTCTCATCTCCAGTTTCAAGGGCTGTTCCTGCGTTATATCCAAACAGAGTATTTTTTTCTGCAGATGTGCCGCTGAAACTATCACCAGCGTTTGTTCCCCCTATTGTATTTCCTTGTGCATCACTAGATAAAGTGGTACTGCCTCCTCCACCAGCTCCTATTTCAACAACAGATCCATCATCCTTTTTTGTAAATAAACCACCATCAGTCGTATTAACTAATAATTCTGCTGTAGCAGAAAAGTCCGAAGCACTGGGGTCACTAGTGCCTCTTTTGTGCCTAATTGTATTTGCCATTTAGAACGTTCCTCCATCAACTGTTGAACTAGACGTTAGTTTGGCATCTAGTTGAGTTTGAATTGCAGAGGTAACACCGTCTACATAATTCAATTCGGTCGTTGTAGCAGTAACACCGTCTAATAAATTTAATTCTGTTGCTGTGCTAGTAACACCATCAAGGATATTTAGCTCGGAAGTCGTTACAGTTGCGCCGTCGAGAATTGCAATTTCTGTTGAAGTCAGAGCAGCTAAAGCCGCAGCTCCTCCAGATTGGCAAGAACTAAGCGTATTTAAATCAGCCGCATAAGCAACAACATTTGTACCAATAGCCAACCCTAAAGCAGTACGAGCCGCACTAGCTGATGTTGCTCCTGTCCCTCCATCTCCTACAGCAAGCGTTCCAGTGATTGAACTAGCATCTAGTTTTACGGCTAACTCTGTCGATTCAATAACTAATCCACCATTGCTTTTTAAATCGACACTTAATTCATTACCAGACTTATCAAGACCATCTCCAGCCGTAACATTTCCAGAAGATGAAAATGTGCTGAACGCTAAGTTATTAGTGCCCACGACCGCGCTTCCTTTGTTAGAAGTACAGACAAACCCAATATCCGCATTGGCTGAGCCTTGTTCTATAAATGTAAACGCACCTGCAGCATCTGACGATGCCGCCATATCATCGGTTCTCGTCCAACTGCCACCATCTACAACCTTGTACAATCCATTTTGACTGGCTGTGCTCTGATCTTTAACGAGCACCCGATCATTAGCCGCCAAAGAAACACCGTCTACGGTTTGCGTATTTGCAAGTGTGATATTCGCCGTGGTCGCGACTTTGCAAGAATCCTTTACGTCTAATCCTTCACTAGTGGAATCAACGTATCCTTTAGTGGCTGCGTCAGTATCAGCTGCCGGAGCTGCTAAGCCTGTAATCTTTTGACTGTTTAGAGAAACAGCACCATCAGGAGCCGTAAATTCATTCAGCTTTAATAAATCAGCCGCAACAAGTGACCTGAACGTGGGAGCCGCTGCGCCGCCTGCCGTTGGTCCGCTAAGGATAGTATTTGCTGTTCTTGTGTCAGTCTTATTGAAGAAAGCACCCGAACCACCAACAGCAATTACAGAACTTGCCTCACCTGATCCATTATCTCCATAGCCGTAATACAGTTTTAAATCACCCGTATTTTCATTAAAAGCTAATTCTGAAGGAGCTAAAGTCGAAGGCGCACCAGCAGAACCGCTTGATGCTCTTTTTTTGATTCTGATTGTGTTAGCCATGATTTAAAAGTCTCCTCCAAAGACTAAAGTTTTAATTGTCCAAGTATCGTCGGCCTTGAACTGCCCCGCTGTTGAGTCGTAATAAACAACACTTTGATTTACTTTACCCGAGCTATCAATATCAAAGCCTGTACCTGCTGGACCTTGTGGGCCTTGCGTTGATACTTCTACAACAGTAGCAGCACTTTCTGTAACCGTGACCGTGTTCGTTGTCTCATCAACAGTAACGGTGTTTTGAGTTTCAGTAACATTAACTGTATTTGTCATGCTGTAAATCCTTGGTTCATGTAAATCGTTCCTTCAACCCAATACTCTTTATTTCCACTTCCATCAGTTACTAAAATATCGTACTTATATTCATCTGACGTTAAGGTTGCCGTTTGGGTATCTGTTAATTTCCAATCAAATAAGCCACCTGTTGTATTAGTGATAGAAATTGTTGCGTCGGCTGCCTTCGTGGTGCGAGTTAAGTCCCACACTTGGCTGGCTAAAGTATATCCAGTCAAATTAAGAGCACTTCCTCCAGCCTTAAACGAAAACGGGACATTGTGATCGGATCGCCGTTGGATCGTCATGTCATAAGTACCTGGTCCAATTGCCATCGTTATAAATTTTTATTGTTAGTTTAGCATCAACCTTATTTTGTCTACAGAGAAAACGGGACACCTACAGCCTTTTTCTTTTCGTTCTTTTTCTGAGCAGGACTTAACGCTCCAGTAGGTAAGGCAGGGCCAGAAAGAGAAGGTAATGAAATAGAAGATGTCACCTCTTTCATTAGTTTTTCTTTAATCATCTTTTGATTATCTTCATTTGTTAGCCAAAAATAAGAATAAGTTCCTCCGCCAAGAATAGAAACAACAAGAAGGAAAGAGATTAAACTAATAACATTAATAATCTTTTGCATGTTTTCAAAAGCTATTTCACAAACAACTCTAATCCTTTTTATGGGTTTAGTTGCGTTATTGCCTTTGCACCTAATGCTTAAGTTGCAATTAAACCAACTTCTCTTAAGCGAGCAAGAGCAGATTCAAGCTTTGATTCAAGTTCAACGCAATACTCAAGAAGCTCCGTTGTTGTAGCAGAAGCAGCGTTTGCAATGGTTACAGATCCGTTTGGCGTTGGTAGTGTTCCAGAACTAGCCGTAACAGTTAAATCAGTGACAGCAGCAGGTTGATCAACAGGGGTGGCGTTCCAAAATGCCAGTTTTTGCGTAGTAGCAGTGCAAATCTTAGTGCCTGTTGTTGTGTTAGTAACAATATTTACTGCATCACTAATTGTGATATTAGTGTCAATTGAAAACTGAGTTGTTAAAACTCCTTGTTCTGACGTTCTGAAATTAATTTGTCCGTCTTCTGTTCCATTTGAAGCATCAAGAATTACAGATTGAATTGCTGCATATTGAACAGCTTCAGGACTTGTTGCATCGTTTTTACCTTGAAAAGTTATTGTGCTTAAGATGTCGTTGTCTTGACCTGCACCAGATGTTCCCCTCTTTGCAAACATAGTAATATCAGCACTTGAAGCAGCAGTATTAGCAACAGAACTAACAAATAAGGCTGTACCAGCAATTTCCGTTCTTATGTGAAGAGGATGCAACGGATCGGTCTCACCCATTCCAATATTTAATCCTGCAATCCTCATACTCAGACCTAACGTCCCAGACGATTGGGTAAGGAAATCTAAAAAGCCGTCTTCACTGCCATCGGTAGCGTCATCAATCCGACCCCTAACCGCCGCATATTCACAATCATTAGCTGCTGAATCTTTACCCCTAAAAATTAAATAACCTAAATTATCATTATCAGCAGGACTTGCCGAACTTCTAAACAAAACAACATCAGGAGCAGTGTCAGACCCCGTATCTGAGTTTTCAATAATAACTTGGTCAGTTGTATCTGTACTAAATAAATGTAATTGAGCCGTTGGTGTTCCTGCTCCTAATTGAAAACCACTTGATTGGAAAGACCCAATAAAATTCTCATTAACTGAAACACTCATTGTGTTTGCAGCCGAGCGATATAAACCTGTTGCGCCTGAATCGTCAGTCCAACCAATAGAAGGCGCTGAAGCATTTCCTGCCGGAAAATTTCTTAATAAGGTTGTATATTGAATCTTTTTATTTTTATGTATATTTTCTCCTTCACTAGAGTCAATAATAGCAAAAACGTCATCAGCAGCAGGGGTGGATAATTCAGTTAATGCCGTAATCTTACGGTCTGACATTTGTTACTCTGTTTCTACTTCATTTATTATACTTTCAAGCATCTTTTTTGCTCCTGTGTCTTCTAAAATTGGTTGAGTTAAACTTTCTCCTTCTTGTTGTAGGTTTTGAATTTCTTTTCTGATTTGTTCAACTCTTCCAACATTCTGAGATAAACGATTCTTTACTTCGTCTAGTTTGCTTTGTAAGTCAGCCATAAAAAACCAATAGATTTTAATAATATAGAAAAAGAAAAAGAAAGAAACAAGTAGTAAATTAACTACTTGTTTTTGCAGCAATTAAAAAAGCTTTATAGTCTGCTTTGACTTGATCCGTCCACGCTGCGTTACATATAGCCTGAACATCTGCATCCTCTCCAGATATATCAGTAGCTACTAGGTTGTCACTTGCATCAAGTGTTCCTGGTGTTAATACTTTTCTATGAAAAGAACGAGTAAGTTCCACACCATCTTTCTTGATGACGGTTGCTTTTCTTACTCCTACATTCCATTTATTGACGACCTCTATTTTGTCGTTCTCTTGTGATTCTGTTAATGCCATTAGGATTAATCTCCGATTAAAACAGGTTTATGGCTTAGTTTTAAGACGTGCTAACGGTCTATGAAGCTGCTATATATGTCAAACTGAATAAAATATCGCTTGTTCCATCCTGTATTTCAGTCCATCTTAGATAATCTCTTGATTGATTATCTTTCTGTTCATGGAATCTTACAAAATTATCATTATTTAAAATATTGGCAACATAGCCAGTACTATCAGCCTCAGAATCGGCGTAGATATTAGCTGGTCCTACAAATTCCATATTTGTTGAATCACCAGAAGTAAAAGGCATTCCTTGGATGAAAACGTCATTGTCAGCAGTAAGACCAGTTGAATCTATATTGAGCATCCTTGCAAAGACAGTCACCTGTTTTCCTATTTTTATGTAATATCCTACATATGTTGTAGAACTGGTATTTCCTCCACTAGCCGCATCTGCTGGTAGTAGCGTGAAGGTACCCTCTTCATAATCATCAAGAGTATTTGCGTCTGTATTACTTGTCGTTCCTAAAACAATACCTTTACCTGATGTCCCAAAATACAAGTCGCCAGCACCTACCTTAATATCACCAGTATCTTCAAGCCTTAAAGTGTCTACTAAAGAACCCGCCTGTCCTGTTCTAAATTGCAACTCACCTTTTGCAGCAGTTCCTGAATAGAGACAATCAATCTGAGCATTAACACCTGCGGCTGTAGAGCTATCGGCTGTTTCAAATTCAATCCGACCACAGACATGATTTGCTCCAGCAGTTGTATGTGAATCAGTAATCCTAATTGCATTATTTGCATCAGTTGTTGAATCATTTTCTGCTTTTAGATGAAATAAAACGGCTGGAGAATTTGTTTTAAGTCCTATTCGATTATTTCCAGCATCGACATAAAATAAATTTCCTGCAGTACTACCTTCAATCCTAAAATCAACGTCCGCACCAGTCTCATTAAATACTGTTGCAGCTCCAAGTTCTAATCTTTCAGTTCCACCTGTAGAGAAATTTAAAAGGTCTGTACCTGAAGACCATATTCCTGTATTCAAATCACCTCTTATTGCAAGACCAGGAGTGCCTGTTGCACCCGCTTCCATTGTTAATGTTCCATCTAATTGAAATAACTGTATCCACGCTGTATTAGCACTATTCCTAATTTTTTTAACGCCGTTAGATGTGTCGTTCCACTCCATATAGGCAAAAGTCGTGGATGGAGCTGAGCCTGAGCTGTTGCCCGAAACAATTGCTGCTAAAGCGTTATTTAAATCTGTTCGGAAACTAGAGCCAGATTGGTTGGCTAGTGAGTAGTCGTGAGTTGCCATAAGTTTGAAATTCTATTGAATGGTGTTTTAGGAACCCTCGGCCCCGTAACCGTTAGCCTGATAAGAGAATGATCTTGCCAGACTGCTTCCAGATGAGTCTTTAAAATGAATTGTAAATCCAGTTTTAGATTCTGAACTGATCACATAGTAATCTCCTGTATCCATATTGTTTGAAGTAATACCTAATTGAGGGGTTTCATAAAAAGCTTGTGCATAAGTTACGGCTGTTGCTCCTGCAGAGGAAGAAGTTGAAAGGCTCTCTGTTCTACGATCCATCTGCAAAACATATCCAAGCTCGTCAAGCATCGGTGACTGATCTTCTGATTTTGAAGACAATTCAACTCTAAATTGAAAAATTCGGCCTGTATATCTACCTCTTTCCATTGGCACCCAATCATCAAAAACTGTTGTACTTTCTTGTTCTATATTAGAACCGTCTTCTAATAAAAGTTTATAACCGTCTTCTTTAATTATGTCATCAATTGTTATTGCATTATTACTTTTTCTGAAAAACATTTTAGTAGATGTTTCATCAGCTAAAGCACCATCAATATCAGGCCATTTATTAATTTTATCTTTCTTATCATCAATCGTATCATCAAAAAGTAAGCCTCTACTTCTTAATTTTCTTTCTATAACAAGTGTATAAATTCCATTTAAATCAACAATATTATTAAAGTAATAATACCCTGATTTTCTTATGTCACCTGTAAAGTCAATAGTAGGCCATGAGTCAATATCTCCAGCTAGACTATCCCAATACTCCGTACCAGATAAAATCAAAGCATCATATTCACTTGAGTATTCAACATGATCTTTTTGACCTTGAAATGGTGGATTATCAGTATCTTCTCTTCTAACTGTTATTTCTTTTCTAGGAATAGCATCAGGTAAATTAATAAGAGCACTTGCTTCATTAACACTTTTATTCCCATCTGTATCTTTAAATTTAACCATGTATTCGCCATTCAACAAAGGCAACACAGCCGAGTCAGTTGTGGCTTGGACATCTCTTAATAATGTTGAATCAGACCATGTTCCTGTGCCGTCTGTTTTATCTGAATGACGAATTAAAGCAATTAAATTAGAATGAATACCGCCCCATGTTTCGGGGATGGCCCACCTCAAAACAACTTCGTCATTACTAGTAGCTTGAACTGTTACTTCTTCAGGATTAGGGGGTAAAACGATAGGCCCATCGTCTCCTCCTGAAGAAGGATAAGGAACGACAATAGATTTTCGTGTATAACCACTTTTTTTGTTTAAAGGTTCAGGGCCGATGGCTCTAACCCTAAAGGTCAAAATTTGACCACTAGGAACACCATCAACATCAAAACCCGTATTAGTTGTTCTAATTGTTTGTTGATAACTTCCTTCACCAATTCTCCATTGAATTTCAAAGCTAACGCTTGAGCCATTGACACCTCTTGACCAATTCCAAGAAGCCCTATTAACAGTATTATTATTTACACTAATTTCCGAAAAAGATACTTCTAAATTGTCAATTTTTTGAGGTTTATCATCAAATGTTGTTATGTCTTCGTAAGTAATTTCTGAAGTAGTATCAGCCGCCGCATAAATTGAATCATTAAACTCAACACCTGTAATAGAACACGTCCCATCACCTTGTTCATCTACTGCAGTACATCTGAATTTTTGCTCAACAACAGAAGAAGCAGAGATAGACCAAACGCTTTCAGATAAAGGAGCTGTAGAAAAAGCAGAACAATTAACAGTAGCTCCAGAAACCGAACTAATATTTTTTGTCTCTACACTTCCATCTTTTAATTTACAAGTTATTTGATGATCAGAGCCACTTGGTAAAACAATAGTTTGATCACATGTAATTGAAGATTTTGTAGCACTTGCAACTCTGCCTGATAATCTTGATCCTTGTCTTAATGTGTCAGCTACGGCAAAAACTTGACCAGGGAAAACAGCAACTCCTTCAAGTCCTGTTGAAAAAGTGACAATATGTTGATCTAATTCCTCCGATTTCATTAACCATCTAGCCATCCTTTGCGCTTGATATTTTGAAGTACATCCAAACGCTGTAATTTCTTTAACTTGCCTACCATATTTTGCAATTAAATCGTCATCTTCTTCAATAACAAAATTAGGTTTATAAAAATTATCGGGGTCGTTATAAGTAACACGAACGGAAGTACTTCTAGCTTTTAAAGAGGTACCTGAATAATTAAAGACACCTTCAATTACATTAGAATTATTATAAAGATGAACAGGTAAAACATTAGTTCCATCAAGGTTTCCGTGATCTGCTGTTAATTGAATTGTATTACTTGCCCAGTATGACATACCTCTAAAAACACTAGCTAGATCCCTTAAAACTCTAAAAGCATCTGTTCTACTACCAATAACTGTATTAATTGCAAATCTAGGTTCGTCTCCATCAGGAGTCTCTACCAATTGGTTTGCATATTGACAAAGAGGATATAAATCAACCCAATTAAAACTAGAAGTAGGAAGAGCTGCACCCCATCGGCTATTTGTAGCCATTGCATAAAAAGCACAAACAGGGCATGTTGTCCATTTATTTTTTAACGACCCATTAAAATCAGAGTCAGGAGGAAAGTACAAACTACCGTCATCTCTTACTTTTGAATTATGAGGAGCTGCAACAATCAATCCTCGTACTAAATATGCTCTAGTAGGTAAACTCGAAAATTCTTCAGTTGATAAATTTAAAGAAATACAGGCAGAATTAGGGTAATTAGAAACTGAATTTGTTTGTGTGTTTTCTATTAAGGTGCTCCAAATTATTCGATTTGCCCTACTACCTTTTAGAGGGAAATTTTCGGAAACTTCTTCAAAATCGGCAAAACGTATTTCAAAATCTTTTTCTTGATTGTTCCAGTTAAAAGAAGCACTACTTCTCTTTTTTACTTTTACAAACCAAGGACCATCACCTTCTAAATTGATCGGAGGTGACTTTACTTGATAATTAGAAGTACTAATTCCTGTTGTTGTATGATCCCAAACAGCACTACCATATTCACTATTTTTATCTTTTATATAAACTCTAATCCTTACACTAGCGTTAAACAATTGCCCCTTAGCTAAGCCTTCTTGAGCTGTTGAAAATAAAGCAGGAATAGTAAATATTAATTCAATAGATGCAATTTCATTTAATAGATTGGGGTTATCGGCATCATTAGGATCTACTACTTTTGTTGCGTTTGTAATCTGATGAACAACCTCTCCGTACCCGTAATCTCTACCGTTTACTTCTTTAACTTCGTTTCTGGTGTTATAAGTTTCATCATAATTTGATCCAATTTCTTTGTTTATATCTGTTACTACAGATATTGACCTTGTTTTTCTCCTGGCTGGTGGCCTTGCTTCTAACCTTGGCTGATTTGGAGTTCCATTAACAAAATCAAAACTAAAACTTCCTTCAGGAAAATTTAAATTGTCATCGTTATCTTCTAAAGGTGTTTCATCTAAATAAATATTTTTATTTCTATCAACAAAACCTTCTATTGGCCCCTCGCAAAGAAGCTCAATAAGTTTAATTGTAGAAGTAGAATTTAAAGCCATTGTTAAATATCAGGATGGTTTCTAAACATTTCCTCAAGTGTTGGGGCCTCTCCATTAGGGAGTCCTTCTCCAGTAAAAGGTTTCCATCCTGCCCATAAATGACCAAATTGAATAATTTCAATCATATCTGATTCAGTTTTTCCTTCTGGTATTTCTAAACCATGATCAACAACTTGAACAGACACTTTATAATTATCTTCATCCTTTATTTTTCCAAAAGGGAACCAACTAACCCAAGCATAATCTTGAGTGGTATTTAATAACCCTTGAACAGTAATTGTTGCACTTCCTACATCAGGACGACCAAATTTGTCTGCTAAAGATTTGATTATTATTTTTAAGGTGATAAAGCCATCAATTTTTGTAGATTTCTTATCTCCTACATATTTAAACAAACCATTCTTTAATCTAAAACCAATTTGAAAACGTCTTGTATCATGCGTTCCTGATGTTTCTCCTTGCAAAGAAACACTACCTCTATTGACATCAACATCAACTCTAGATGGATTACTTAAATCAATAGGCACAACCGTATTTCTATAACAAGTAATACCACCATCAGAAGTATTGGTTTGATAGAACCAACCAGCATAATCCATTGATCCTGAACTATTTGTAGCAGGTAAACGTTTTGACCTTACTCCTCCTGCTTCAACAAATACACTTCTACTTATAGGCTCACCATTTATTCTGACAGTACTTGCACCTGGCTTTTTGATCCATCTTTTTAGAGGATCACTTTCATCAGAAATATCTAAATCAGCAGAAAGTATGTGACTACCAATTAAGGCTGTCCCAAACACAACAGGAACCGTTGCACCTGCACCAACACTGTTTAAAGCTCCTCTGTAATAATAAGATTCTTGCCCATTAGCACCTCTATTAACTGATTGAGCACCACCACCATTTAAGAAACTACTAGGGTTAGACATCTCCATTGGGCCAGGTGGCTGTGGAGATAACATCTGAGCAATCCCGCCTAAAGTTAAAGCAATACCAACATTTCCACCTATTGCAATAGCTGTAGTCAGTGCGCTTGTTGAAGCTAAATTTAAACCTGATGCTATACCTGCACTAGTAAAGCCAGTAGCTCCTATGGCCGAGAAACCACCAGTTGCAAGAGCCAAGCTAACTAGTGCCACACCTGTTAACGTCCTCCAAAGGCTGCTACCCATAACAACAGGTGTTATCACTAAATCATTCTTACCAAAAGGTAATAACATATCTTCCAATTCAAAATCTACTCCGCCCTGCAGCACCCTGTATCCAATACCTCTCTCACCTGATGTAATCAGTTCTTTTAAAAATTCAGGATTGTTAATCCCTAAAAGTTTAATTGCATCATTAGGCGTTCTAAGATTGTAATACTCATGCACTTCACCGAATTTTTCCCCTAATTCATCTAGGAGCAAAACCCGTTGCAACATTATTAAGACCTTTTACTTTTTCACAGTCTAACCATTAAGGCTGAATAATTAACCATTCATCTTTTGGAACTAAATAAATATGCCAAGGTAAATTCATTTGCTTACAAGCTATCATATCTAAATTGCTTGCTCCTCCTCCTTCTGGATGTGAATGGACAACTGTTTCAATTTTCCCTTTTAATCTTGCTTTTAAATAGTCTCTAGGATCTAAAACAAAATCATAAGTAGGATTTTCGGCAATATTTCTACAACGATAATAAACACCTTTAACAACAACACCACATGCCTCTTTGGGTGTTTCTTCTAGTGCGTGTTTAACGGCCTCACATTTGAATCCTTGTTCCAGGGAATCCATCTTGTTCTATAACCTGACGACGAGGCAAAAGAAGATTAGTTAAATCTAATTTCGTCACCAATTCAAATTGAACAGCGTTAATATTTTCAGATGCCATTCTGTCAATATACCAAGTATCATCCGCCTCAAATATTGCAGTAGGATCAGCCGTTGAATTTACACCGCCTGTAACTGTAAAATTAACAGCATCTAAGAATTTTTTACAAGTTCTAATTCTTACAATTTTTGCATTTAAAAAATTATATTGAGATAACAAAGCTGAAACACCACTATTAGCATTTGCGACGGTAAACGTTGGCCTTGGCAATGTTCCAGTTGTTGTTCTTTTAAAGCCATTCATTTCACAAGGCATTGCCACATAAGTCAAACCACCAAATACGATATTTCCGTATAACTCGTTTGTACCTGCATGATAATACAAAATATCATCAACACCATTAACAGCAAGCGTTAAATGTAACTGAAAAAGTTCAATAATTGCTGAAGGCTCAAGCTTTTGTATCTGCTCTTGTATTGACTGGGGAACTGTTGTCATGGTTCTGCTACCTGTATAAAAGTGGCTGAAATATTAGCTCTATTTAAATATGGAATTGTTTTATTCCATTCGGGACAAATATATTTTTTAGCTGCAGATTCTCCTGTAGGTTGATAACTGAAACTTTCATAACCGCCTCTTGCCTCAAGGAATGTTTCTATTTCATCCGCATCTGTTTCCGAAATATTACGCCAGCTAAAATTCCATATTTTTAAATCTTGATTAATTCCAATTGTTGATCTTTGACTATACCCTGAACCAAAGGAAGCCACTCTAATAATAGGTTTGCTATTTTTAGAAGCTCCATAAGCAGGAGCAACAGTTGTAGGAAAATTAGCCATAATTAAGCGTTTAAAAGTCCTCCTGGTCTACGTTGATTAATCAGTTCTTGTTGTATAGCAGCAGATAATACCATTCCGAACTGTTTAGCACCTTGTTCATCTCCTTCAACTGATGAGCCAGACGCGTCTACATTTATAACAACATTAACCTCGCCTCCTCCGCTTAATTTGTCATTAGGAACAATTGTACCCGCAGTCTTGGGGACAAACAATTCAGGGCCACGCTCTCCTACAACTGAAGCTTTACCTACAGGTGGCCGTCCTCCATTTGCAAAACCAAGTCCTGACAATAGTCCTCCTAACAATCCCCCTGATCCTCCTGTTCCAGCCGATCCCCATAAAGCCATGTTAAGAGCTACCTCCATTGCTTGATCTGCAATTTTGTTCAGGATTTGCCCCATCGCCTCTCCTAAAGATTTGCTTCCTTGAATTGCATCCTTGATAGAACTAGTAATTTCTGATCGGATTGTGTCACCAATCGCTTTGTATTTATCTTTTAATGCATCTGCTGCTTCTCCTTTCTTTTTGATTGCTTCGATAGTTGCTTCATGTGCTTGATTTTCTTTTAAAATTTCAATTAATGAAGCTGCTGTAGACTCTCCATATTTTTCATTTAATTCATTTATTTTTGCTTGCATATCAAATTCTTTTTTAGCCTCCTCAGTTTTCAATTTGGATCTTTCAATACTTGCCTCTAATTCAGCGTTTTGAGCTTGGAGTGTTGTGTTTGTTTTCTCAAATTCTTTCCAAAGTTCTATTCCTTGAGCAATGACAAGCCTTTCATTTAGGTCGTCTAGTTTTTTCTTAGTTTCGTCTATTTCTTTGTTGTAACCTTCAACTGTTAATTCTTTAAATGGCATTACCTCAGGCAATCCTTTTAGCTTGGTTTCTAACGCCTCAAGCTCTGCTGTCGTTTTTTCTATTTCTTCAGTTACAGTTGCGGCACTACCTTCCTCTAATATTTGATTAAATCTTTTTTGTTCATCACTAGCTTTTATAATTTCAGCCGTCATAAATCCCAAAGCTAAAACTACTAATCCAATTCCTGTTTTTGCCAAAGCAAGTTTAAAAGCATTAGCAGCAGCAGTAGCAGTAGCAAATCCAGCAGAGGTTGCAGCAAGTGTTGCTTGCGTGGCAACTAATTGACCTGTCGCAATTTGTGCTGAGACTTTTATTGCAAGCAAATTAGCGTTTACAAGAGGCAAGACAACAGATAAACCTTTAACCGCTAAAGTGATGCCCAAAATAATCGCTGTCGCTTTACCTCCAGCCGAATTAAGGAAATTAATTAAAGCTGTCATCCCTTGAACAACTGGACTTAAAACAGGAAGAACCGCTTTGCCTAAGGCTTCTCCAAAATCACGCCAAGCCTCTCCTAAAGAATCAACCTGTCCAGCAAAACCTTTTGCAGCCGCTTGAGACGTTCTATTATAAGCATTTCCAACAACATCTAAGATCATAGAATGAGCTTCGGCTGTTCTGTTTGCCTTCATCAATGTCTTGATTATTTCTGTTTGAGTCTTAGTAAAAGAAATACCCGAACGATTCAAAGCAGACAAGTTCCTTTCTGGATCTTCCAATGCTTTTGCTAATTGCATAAAGGAAGTTTTTACATCTACTTGGTTAAGTTGAGCAACATCAGCAGCCGCTTGAGCAACTCGTTCATAAGACTCAACTCCTATTTTTCTAAAACTTGTTAATAAATTAAAACCTCTAGTAAATTCTTCCTGATTAAATAAAGTCTCATCACCTAATTTGCTTGCCGCTTCTTGTAATCTATTCAAAGAATCAGTTCCACCTTTCCCTAGATTTTCTAAACCCTGTTTAAGAATATTTATATCCCTTTCTCTATCTGAAAAACTACTCAATGCACTATTAACAGTTGAAAAGGCAGCACCAATTGCAATAATTGGCCCCATAGTTGCTGCTAATGACGCTGCTAAACCTTTTGCTGCAGTTGACGCCCCTGCTAAAGATGTTGTGGTTCCCTTTGCTGCTGCTGATAATTTATTTGTAGCTAAAGAAGTCTTATTTAAAGAAGATATTGCCCCTCTTGCATCAACCGTGAGTTTTACATTTGACTGGGCCACTACTTACACAAACCTTTTCATATAGTTTAACCTTATACTCTCCTTTTGCTTCGTTCTGCTGCTCTTTTTTCTTCTTCCGCTTTTATCTCGTAATAAGCAGCAAAATAAATAATTTCCTCCTCAGTCATTGATGACCTAAGAGTACTCACCGTTTGACCTAATTCTGTTGCTAGGAAAAATTCAAAGTAAAGCCAATTATTCCCCTTTAACTTTTTTTTGCTGTATCTAAATCAATCTGAACATTAAACAAAAACAACTCAATTTCATTCAATACATTTTCAGGCAGTTCTCTTTGTAAATTTGGTGCATCAGCCAAGTTGAACGCTTTTTTGCCATTTTCTAATTCTGCCATCTGACAAAGTAATTGAGTTGAAACCGTTAAAGCTTCATCTGTTCCTGCTGAAGATTGTGCCCGTTGCCTATCGTGCCTTGTTAATGGAGGAAAATACAAATCAACAATTTTCTTACCGTTTCTATTCTTTAACTCATATTTTCGACGGCTAGACATTTCATCACTAAAAGCCTCAGTGATTAGATTTACTGTTCTTTTTTCTGCTGCCATGTTTTAAGTATTGGTAATTGTAATCTTATTAAATATCTGACGTAATAGCACCATTTGTTATAAAGGAAACGTTTATTATTTGTGTTTCTCCAAGTGTTGCTCCAAATTCAGCACTCGTAATAATTCCAGAAAAAGCTAGTTTTTTTGATGATGCATCTTTATCAGGAAATAATTCGAACAAAGCGTCACCAGCATCGGCTGTTGTTAAAACATCTTCAACAAATGCTAAGTAATCAGAGTTACCAGCATTGTCGTAGATCAATTCAGCCGAACCTTCACCAGAAATAAGTCCTCCAACAAATTCCTTTGAGGTTTTACCTTGAACAGTAGTTTCTAAAGTGTCTTTCGTCACACTTAAAGACCAAGACCGTGTTCCTGCTACCTCAGCTTCTGTCCCTGCGGCATTATGGAACATAACCTTTCCAATATCGCCTCTAATAGCAGCCATGTTATCAAAAAAGTACTATTGCAAATATATTAACTCTTTTCTTCCTCTTTTACTTCTTTTACTTCTGTTTTATTTCTTTCCATATACCTTTTACAACGAGGGTCCCAATAATCAGGATTTCTTACTCCCTTTACGGCCTCAATAGCATCAAGCATTTCTTCTGTAAATTCCATAGTCAAATACTTTCAAAGACTTCAAAACTTATTCTAATCTGTGTTTGGTAAAAACCATCAGGAGCACCTGTTAATGTTTCAGGTCCAACAGGTGCATCAAAAACTACACCCGAAACTGTTTGACGATTATATAAATCTCTAATCCGTTTTGCTATCGTCAAATTAGAACCAGAACCAGTGCCTTCTGAAGTGTAAATATTTAAAAGGATTAATCCTGTAACAGAATTTATAGATGATGTACTGCCACCTTGAATTAAATAAGAATTAGACCCAAAGTTGACTTGACATTGAACAAAGTTATCAGCAGAAATCGAATCATAAGGAATATTGTTAAAAACAACAGGAACAGGAGGACTTGTTCTTAATTCATCAGATAATCTTGATTCAATTGTTGCTCTAATTGAATTTAAATCAATTGCTGCCATCAGATTGACCTCTTGATTTTTTCATATTCTTTTTTAGCCCAAACCTCTAATTCTTTACCAATTAATTCTGGATACCCTTTTACTGTCTGTTGTCTTGTTCTGTAAATACCACCCCAAGAAGGTGGAAGGTTTTCACCATAAGCAACTGGTTCTGCATAGACAACATTATTAAATACTGTGCCTATATAAGGTTGTGAGACATCTGTCTGCCACGCGGCCCTAAGTCTTCCAGTATCTACTGGAGTCGCTTTTTTCACCCTTTTCGACCATTCTAAAGTTGTAACACGAACCAACTCCTGAACGGCCTCTGCCATTACATCATCTATTTGATCTAATCTTATTTGTCTAGTCATTACGACCTCAAGAATAATTTATAACTTATAGGGATGTTCTCTCTTTCTTCTGTTTTTACTTGAATAATTTTATAAACAACCGAACTAATTACAACACGATCCTTAGGAGTAGGAACATAAGTAAGATCTTTTGCTGCTATCTCACAAATTTTATCCTCTGCCTGTATCAAAGAATTTACTTCCCTATTATTTACATTTGAAACAAGTCCCTTAACAGTTGTATCTGAAGCACTTGAAACTAATTCACCTGTTGTTTTGTTATAAGTTCCTGCTGTATTCTTTCTGATCGTTACATCTCCACCAAAAGCCTTAAAACTTTTTGACGTGACTTTTCTTAAACCAGAGACTAAAGACATTAAACTCTATAAGCAATGACAGTACCACTTGCCAAAGTAATACTTGTAAAAATCCCTTCTACTTCGCTTCCATGTTTTATAGGAATTGAAGAAACAGTAGTAGATCCATTCTCTGTGACATTAGGACTAACTAATGTCATCACAGCATCTTCTAATGCGTGGATTTTACCAAAACGACCAGTATGAGCAGCCGTATCTGTAATGATAATTGCAGCAGGATAAGAGATTCCCATTAGCTTCGTTTAATAGCAAGATTACCAGGCCCACTTATTCTAATGCCTGTAAAGTACCTTTCAAACATTGGTGGGACCCTATCAGCTCCAACAGCTCCGTAACTGTTCGGCGTTGCATCTAATGTACCAAGTTTTATCTTTTTAAAGTCTTCTAATCCACTAAGTCCTAAACCATCTTTATTGTTATTTAAATAAACAGCTAAAACGATTTGAGCATATTTTATCTGTTCAGGTATTTCTGTTGTTGTGTAGTAATCAGTGGTTAAACGAAAAGGGAAACCAGCACTATAAGTATTTGTAAAAGTATCAGGTTTTCTTACCCCATCTCTAGGCCATTGTAATGCCTGTGTATTTGTTGCTTTAGCACCTAAAAATCTTTCACGGTCAATCCTTTGAGTTGCCGTAAATAAAGCTCTATTTTTTTGATCGTCAGTTGATGAATCCCAAGCGACACCGTCATCATCTTGAATAAAACCATCAATTAATGCTTGAGCGTCCGTTAGCGACAGATAACTATTTGAGTTAGCTGCTCCTACTGTCGCCACTATTGTTATCGCCATTTGTAGAAACCTTAGGTTTACGCTTGCGTTTTTGTTTTGGCTTAACAGCTTCAACAGGAATAGAGGCCACCTGTGCGGCAGCCTCCCTTTCCTTCATTCGCCTAAATGCGAACATTCCCATTAACTAGATGCTCCTTTCCAGAGTACAAAGTTAATAACAGCAGCTTCACTTAAAGCACCGCCAGAAACATTTCCAACAGTAACTTTAAACGAACCAGCAGCTACAGCAGAAACATTAACTGTGTAAGCACCAGCAGTTCCAGTAGCCCCAAGACAGGCATAAGGACAATCTGTTGCAGCTACACGATCATTGTTTACTTGGAATGTAACTTCTGCTCCATCAGCCAGAGCAGCATTATTCATTGTGATCTGTCCTGACTCTGTATTTAGAGTGACAGCAGTTGACTTGTTAGTCGCCTGAGTAACAGTACCACCAGTAGTAGGCCCAACAGCCTTACCAGCAGTTACTTCAAATTGAGAAGGCATAATTAATTACCTCTAATCTTGAGCTGAAACATTGGTCGCTCTCACGATTCCAATGTTCTTTTGCTCGTAGACCTTCGACCAGTTGGCTACGGTTTCAAGCTGAGCACGAGTTGGGTTTGTTGTTGTAACAGCCCACTTAGTACCAACAGGGTGATATGTGTAATGCAAATCAACAGCCATAGCGTCTGATTTGGCTAAAATATCACGATCAGTTTCAGTTGTTAGACCTGCTTGCTCACCAGAAGCTATAGCTCCAGCAGTAAAGAAGTAGGTTGAGTACTCTGTACTTGCGCCACTTCCAGTAGTTGCGACATCATCAGAAACGATAACTCTTAAGCCGCAATAAGTAGGAACAGCACCATTACTACCGTAAGCAGCAACAATTGAACCACCAGAAGCGGTTGCGCCAGCATTAGTATCTCCACTGACGACATAATCCACTAATTTGCGTTCTACGAGATCGTAATAGACCTTTGAGTGCATACAAACAGCAGTTAGCTGATCGCCAGCATCTCCAAGAATCGACTTGGCTTTTGCTACATGCTTAGGACTTAATCCTGTAGGAGTATCGCCACTCTCTGAGTCAATACAATTAGCAAACAAAGCAGAGTTACTGTCATTTGCATTGATTGAACCAAATACACCAGAAAGAGTTGAAAGTAAATCTTTCTGTCTTTGGTTGGCAATGTAAGCACCAACTTTTGCACCAATAGCAGCCATTGGATCAGAGCCAGCAGCTAAAGCAGCTAAGTCTCTTGCCTCCCAAGCACGACCTCTGTGAAGAATTACAGAAATCTGCTTGTCAGCTTGAATCTTGCCAGGTGTTAAAGAAGTGCTATCTGATAGAACTTCAAAATCTCCAGAAAGGTTTGCTTTCCAGAAAGGGACGTTGCAAAAATCACCCCCCTCGGTCGCATTAAGCTCGGCCATTGGTTGAACCACACCGCTAGCCAAGAAGGCATCACGCTGAGTTGTCTGCTCAATCAAGTACGGCGTAAAGACCTCAGGAATGATTACGTCCGACCTTACGGTGGCCATAAAAATTACCAGAAATTAGTTTTACGATGTGGGTCACAAACCCGATGGCTCAGCACAGCCTTGCCTTATCAATATATATTAGCGTTTAACTGCATTTTTCAAGCGATCATATAAATCTTTGTCAGTTCTATACAACCTCATCTGTTCTGTAATATTGAAAGTTTCTTGTGCAAATGGGTTTTTTGTTCCAGTAGGAATTTCACCGCCTGAACTTCTACCAGCAGGTGCTCCGCCTCCTTGTGGTGACTGTTGTTTTAACAAATAAGGAGCCTGTTCTCTTAGCTTTGTTTTGGCCCATTCAGCCACAGGAATACGCTCATATCCGTCAACAACAACTGGCTTACCTTCTTCTATATCAATTTTATCTTTTGGTAAAAAGTTTTGTAAAACTAAACTAGGGTCATGGACTATTTCAGCTAATGCTTGACTTGCAGGTGAAATTAATTCAAGTTCTCGAATTTTGGCTTCAAGTTCTTCTATTCGTTTTTTGTCTGTTGATGATTTGTCTCTATATTGTTGTTCTAACGCTTGTTTAGCTTCACCGTATTTTCCTTTCTGCTCTAATTCGTCTTGTTCAGCTTTTGCTTTGAAATCAAGTAAGGCTTGAACATCAACGTCAGCAGGGACAGCTTTTGCTTTCTCTCTTGCTTTTTTGTAATCATCTAATAGCTCTACGTTTTTCCTACGCATTGCTTCTAATTCAGCTTTTAGATTCTCTTTTTCGGAATCGACAGCTTGCTCCACAGGAGCAGTAGCTTCTTCTGGCATAAAACCCACAGGGTTATAACTTTTAAAAGTATATTACTTTTTCTTCCCTTTGACTTTTTTCTGGCTTTTTTTAATGTATTTATTTTTAGGCATCAGATAGAAAAGGATAACGACTTTCTAATTGTTTTAATGTTAATTCAGATCCATCCTTACGAACAATTTTTCTTAATGCTGATTGAGCGCCTTCCTTCTTTGATAATTTTACAAAATATTGAGACTTCCATTTACCAAATACTTCTGCTTGCACTGAACGTGGTTGTTTTAATAACCAATCAGCATAGGTCATGCCTTGAGGTACTCGTCCTGACTCACTTGGTCTAGTTATTAAATTTGTTTCTTTTGGCCTTTTTAATGTTGGATATTTTTTTTCTAATGAGTTCCAATTAACAATCGGGACAGTTGTTGACCTACAGTTAAAATGTTGAGGAGGTGTCGGCCCATTGCCATAAATAAAAGTTTGTCCATCAAGTCTTGCACAAACGGCACTTGTTTTTGAGTCAAGCGTAGCCACATATTCATACTTATCTGTTACATCTTGATTTGCTTCGTAAACTTTCTGACTTGCAGAATTAGAAACTTGATTAATACTTGTTCTTACTATTGTCATTATTTGTTGGTTCGCCATTTTAGTCGCTGATCCACCTGCTTGTGCTATCTGTCTCACACTTCCAGCTTGTCCGAAATGAAGACGACCTATCAAATTGCGTACTATTTGCTGTGTTGAATCACCACTTAATAATCCATTCCGAACTGTTTTTCTAAATAAATCCGATTGACTAGAGGCTAATCCTCTAAAAGCTTTTTCAACGGTTTGCCCATTAGGCAAAGTAATAACAGCACCATCTCCTGCTGTCAATCTGAAGACAGGCTGAGGCATCCCTTCCTTGATTGATCTTTCAAATTCACCAGGCAAAGCAAAAACATTTAATTTTGTAGGATCAGTCTTGACAACTGATTCAGCAAAATCAGGACTAACATAAACAGTCTTAATATTTTTCCTGAAATCCTTTGGAAATACTTTTTTTAATTCATTAGAAATAAAATCAGACTGTAATTGAGCTAATCCTTGTAATTCTAAAGCAGTAACTTTTGAACTATCAATAGACCAAGATCCTAAATTTAATTGTAATTCTGACAATAAAGTTCTTAATCGAACAGCCGTTTGAGGAGCATTTAATTCATCAACAGTTGCCAAACGAGCTGCAGCTTCCAAAACAACATCGTTATAGGACTTTATTATTTTTTTGGAAACACTATTACTGTACCGATTCAGATCAATAGCATTTCTATAAAAGGCTTCGGAAGTGCTCATTCATCAGGAAGCAATGTCATTTTTATTAGTTGGAATTTCTTCTTTTACTTCTTCTTGAGGTGATTCCATTTCAATTAGTCCACCAGCCTGAGTTGCTTCAACTTCTTCTTCTATTTCAAAATCATCACCTAAAACTTCACCTTCATGCAATTGCTTTAATAATGTTTCTTGTGTAATTGTTCCGGCTGTATATAGCTGGAGCAAACTCCCTATTTCCTGAGGATCTAAACGAGATGTTAAGAAATCACGATTAACGAAACTACTACCTGATTCATTTGACCCTAAATATTGAGCATGAAACAAAAGACAATTATCAATCATATCTTGCATTTGTTGAGCAACTACCATCATGGTGCTGTCACCTTGACTTCTATCTATTTTCTTGGATTCGGCTGTTTCGGCTGAAAGTTTTTGTCCAAGTACAGCAGCTAAGCCCAATTCGTTTATTTGACTTTGCAATTGATCTAATCTTTTAAATTGAGCGTCATAGCTGGTTCCTTTGCTTTCTATATATTCGGCACGACCTTCAGCAGGAAAGGCAATTGCTTCACCTGGGCCTGCACTTACTTCCTCCGAGCTCTGAGGAAATCCATAAAACGCCAACATTGGCACAGCACTGATATGTAATTGATTATCTAAGTCACTTTGTGTTTGATATGCCTTCAAGTTTAATTCTGCTATGTCTTCCATTGGCGGACGTGATTCCATTAAATTAACTCGATTTGCATAAGCAACAGAAAAAGGTATTTCAGGTAAACTCATTGTCCCTTCATCAAACAACTGAAACTCTCCTTTGTCGTTCTTTCTGTGAATTTCAAAAGCACCAGGAGTTAACAATCTGACTTGTTCAATAATCTGCTCACCATATAAACCTTCTGGCTCTATAACTTTTTCTAATAATCTAAGTTGTACTAACTTTTGTGATCCTTCTATCATTTCTGTCCTCCAACCTAAAATATCTCTTGGAGTATAACTAACCCAATAAGGACGCCCCCCTTCCCCTGTTGCTGGTGCATCAACCAAAACACCAACATGACCGTAACGAATCATTTTTCTTGCTGTTTCGTATGTCCATATATTTAGATCATTGCCTTGAAGATCGACATCAAATAACTGCTCTCTAATAACATCAGCAACATCATTTAATCGAACAGGCTTTCTTGTCAGCATTCCAGCCAACATGCGTTCTAGTCGGACATAAAAAGGTTGAACAACTGATCGGGACAATCTATTGTCATAACTTTCATCTTGTTCTCTTGGTTCCTGAGGTAAATATCTACGGTGTCTTCTTCTCATCTCATAAGTTCCACCTATCAAATCTTCAATCAAAATCCAATGAGGCTCTTGATTTTGCCATGCTTGATTAGGATCATTTATATCAGTCGTATCACCTGCTTTTGCCCTGTTGTAATAATTGAATCCGCTATACACGATTAAACCTCGACACTATGTAGATAGTTTATAGATAAAAGCTAATAAATTCTAATACCCGTTCCTCTCCCTACGTTCATGTGTAATGGATTGAACTCCTTCCATATTAAATAACCTAAGGAATCAGCCATGTGATCCAGATTCATTGTCTTATCTGGAGTGCCATCTTCTGCATATGCCTGAAGCTCTAAAGACTCAATTGTTTTCTTACAACGTGGATGAATATGTAATCTTATTTCTTCTTTCCCATTAAGCAACATTGCTTGAACTGCTGCAACTCTATCCCTGACATAAGGATTGCTTGCACCTGACAAGTTGACAATTCTTCTTTGCTGCAATAATTCGATGTCGGTCTTAGCAGCATTTGTTGATCTGTTTCCACCTGAAGCGTCTGGATATGCGTAGATCGTATTGTGCGGAAACTTTTCTCGCAATTGGTCAGCCATTGAGTCTGTGTCATATGCACCACCTATTTCATCGAAAATGTATAGATGTCCTTTGCTGATTACTCCGATTGCTGCGTTGCAATTTCCAACGTTAAAGTCACAACCAACTCTAATAATTTCTTCTGAGTGGTCGGGCATTTCTTCAGTTACGTGCTTTTCTCGACTAAAACGACAGTAAACAGCTCCCGTTTGAAGATTGCAAAATTCTCCTTCGGTGTAGGCACGAACTAAAGAAGCTGGATAATTTTCAAGTAATGCTTGTAGAAAGTCAGGCGGCAAGTAAGGGTTGTCAGCCGTTCGAGCTTTGAAGAGTGCTCGGTCTTCCTTGTGACCTTCTCGGACAAACAAATTATAGAACGTACCAAAACCTTCAGGAGTAGAAAAAAGACCTAATTGTCTTCTATTCCCTGCTCTTAATCTGCCTAAGAATTTTTCAATAGCTCTCTGACCTATGTCCGATTTTGTAGTGTCTAACTCGTCTGAACCTATAAAAGACAAGTTCACGCCTATGATTCTCTGCCAAGATTCCATTGAACGGCAAAGAACGGTAACTTCTCCATTAGGAAGATTTAGTTTGTATTCGGGTAAAGGTGAGGCTCTGTATTCATAGTTGATGTCATGTGATTCCCAAAATTCTTCAAGAGAACGCTGCAAAACATCACGAACCAAAGCCCCAGTAGGAGCGAAAACAGCCCCAATCGTATTGGGGTTATCAAGAGCACATAAGGTAGTCCATGCACAAAGGGTTCTTGTCTTTCCTGCACCATAACCTGCACAAAATCCAACAATTCTATGTTCTAAGTCTTTACAAATATTTTGCTGATAATGTAATAAGCCGTCAAAAATACGCTGTCGAACTAAATCTGTTTCTTGTGCTTGTTGTTCAGGTGAAACAGTAAAGGCAGTAAATCCTTGAGGATATAAAACGTGACCTGCTGGTAATTCTTCGAGAATATTCAAGAGCAAAGAGAGGCTAATTTAGCTGCTGTATTAATTGCACCAAGAGCAATGTGATATTGACCAGCCCTTCTAGCTTCCATCTGTAAGGTGCTGCATTGACTCAAAAGATCTGCCACCATCTGAGGTCGCTGAAGATCCCAATCCTTTTGCAAAGCTTCCCGAGCTATCGCTAAATACTCATCTGCTGCTCTTGCACTAACCCCCCATTTATTTGAAGCATATTGAACACAATCTGACCTTCTCCCACCATTAGCAATAATCTGAGCAAACTTTTGTGCTCTTATGATTGTTTCTGCTTTAGTGCCCTTTTTAGCCATGCTTATATTATTAACACAATCATAAAAGCGTCTGGGTAGGTGCTGCCCCTCCGTTCGTGTCAGGGGTACTGACTTGAACCTGCTTCAGACGCATAGGGTAGGGCTTTGATAAGGATAGAGCTTTCTCCCTCATTTGAGAAGTCAGAGGCATTAGATAAGTGTGTTTACCCGGAACGACACGACGCTTTAACCTACTTTTCTCAGATTTGGATAACTTAGACTCGTAAACTGTTTTATTGTGTGCCCATTTACCTTTAAACCACCATTGAGGTGCAGGACTGCTCAAGCCTGAATAAATCCAATTACTTGCTTGATAAACACCCCCATGATGATCTTGCATAGGATCAGCATAGGAAACAACCAACTGAAGAGAAGGACTGCTTTTTTTAAGAAACTTCAAAGAAATAGAAAGAATACGAGAAACAGTTGTTATATGAGAAGAAAGAGCAATCCGTGTTAATTCACAGCCTTGATCTTGTCTTAATCCGTATTTATTAAGCATCCTGTAATTAGCACCTCTGCTGTAAACAAGACACCCAATAAAAACACCTTTTTCCCAAACTCCAACCTTAATTAATTTCCCAGTAGGTACACTTTTGGAGTAGTGCCACTTTTTACAAGCATAAAGAACTGCAGCATAATTTGCCCAGTTAAGATGCAGATCAGATTTGTTGTATGAACTCATAGCCACATTTAGGACAAGTACAGTTAATTTCTTTTTTCTCAAATTTGCCTAAGTCACCCTGATCTTCTAAAGAAGCAGGATTAAAATCAGGTGCTTCTACACCTAAGTCTTTTAAATCTTCAGAATCAAACCAGCTAGAAATATCATGTTCTTGAGTTAGTTCCTGAAGCATGTGAGCATCCCATTCAGATAACTCAGATGTTCTATTATCAGCAAGAGCTAAACCAACTTTGTCCTCCTCTGTTAGTCCAGTTCTTTTTACAGCAATAATTTCTTTGCCGTCTGTTTCTATCACTCGAAGGTTTTTTATTCCTGCTGCTTTTGCACCTTCAATGGTTCCATTGCCAGCAAGGATTCTGTTTTCTTCATCTATAACTATTGACCGAGCAGCCCCAAATTTTTCTAATGATTCTTTGATTAAAAAGGACGAACGGTCTGTCCTTTTACGAGCGTTTTTATGGTCGCTTTTTAAATCTTGTATTGAAGTCAAAAAGAAAAGAAGCTTAAATGCTTCAAGTTTAATAGGCCATTAGTGTAAGGCAAGGAACTATCCAAGCCAATGCAGAAATATTTATGTGAGTGCGAGCATTGCCAGAAGATAAGGGAACAGCAAGTTAGACATGGTGAATGGTTAAGGGGCCGATTGACTAAATGCCATAATCTTATTAAGATTAAGAAGTCAACCACACAGGACTTAATTCATGGGCAAACTTGCTGACACCTTCGGACAAATCGTTAAGACAATGAAAGAAGGAGATGAGATTTTTCAACTTAATATCAAAGAAGTCGAGGAATCAGTTGAAGCGATAGTTGAACAAGAAAGAGTTGTTTATCCCAATGAATGGCTCTAAAAGATAGCCTCCTTCGGGAGGCTTTTTATTTTTCCTACATCCACCCCCCCTATCTAAGAACCATGTCAAAAGAAGTCAGAATGATTAAAGGCAAATTGTATAAAGAAGAATCTGCTGGAAATTGGGAACCAATGGAAACAACCGCAATTAATGATGCTGGTGTTGCTTATAGAGCAATCCAGAGATTGCTTTTATCAATCAATGATATTGAAATTAAAAAAGCTGGTTTATCTCGCAAAGAATTAAATCCTTTAGTTGAAGCACTTGATACGCTTCAGGCAATAAAAAAGGTTGAACAAAAACCTTTAGAGGAAGAGCTGCACCCGAAAGGATGGCTAGAAGCTGCAAATGCAGATGGAGCATTGTTTGATGAATACCACGAATATAAAAAACCAATTAATGTTATTGACATTAAGCAATAATCTTATTAAGATAAAGGAGTAGTCAAGATCAACCACAAATGACAC